TGTGTGCTGACCGCACCCAATACGCTTCTTTTTGCCCGCGCAGCTTGTCCTTTCTTCTGTCCGCCACGGCGCGGGCGATAAATTCAGCCCTTGTCAGCTTCTTCATGTGCATGTGCCCTCTCGGTCGCCTAAGGCTTACCTTATTTAATCGTTCTCGTGACGGTTAAAAGAGACTGTTATCGGCATTTTCCAGGTTTGTTGTGTCGTACCAATGACCGCATCTAAGAATGCCGCCGCCAGTTGTTGCCGGACAGACGGCTTGTTTAGTTCTGCCCGAATAGCTTGTGAAAACTGTTCCTTATTTTCTTCAACCATTTTAGCTATTTCACTTTTCACAGATTCTTTAATGCTCTGTTCTGCCAAATACTTTAGATATGGTATTGCGCGATAGGAGCCCGAGCTGCACGGCCTGCCTTCTGAATCCACATACGATGATATCACTGCTTTAACAGCCTTCCCTATTAGCTCATCTTTATCCCCCAGTGCGCTTGCTATGGCAACGCATACAGCGTTGCTTACATTACTTTCAATTAGTTCTTTGTCGATTTCAATGCCCATGTTAAGTTTTTCTTTCATTGATTTACTCCTCTTTCCTAAAAAATTATATTCTATTCCTCGTCAGACTCTTCATGCGCATGTGCCCTCCCCCGCAAGGTCAGCTATGCTGCAATGCAGTTTCTTAGCGATAATACGCAGCTCGCGCAATGTAAGCGTGTCGGTGTTGGCCATGCGGCTCGCAAGTGTGCGGGGGCTTACATACAGGGCTGCCGCCAGCTCCGCACGGCTTATGCCGTATAGTTGGAGCCTTGAATATATGTAGTCCTTTGTCGAAATCTTCCTCATTGCTTCTCGGCCTCCTCTATCAGCTCTATGACTTTCAGCCCACGGTATATGGTCGATGCCCGCTTAAACTTCTCGCTCAACGGCACTTCCTCCCACTTCTCCCCGGTGATGCGCTCAAAGGCTTTTCTGCCCGATAAGAACTGGATGTGCCGCCCATACGTTATGTCCGTGATATCGTAGTCATAGTCGAGGGCCCCGCAGAGTTCAATCCCGCACTCCCTCAGCAGCCCGTCAGCCGCGCGCATGGTGGATATGGCATCCGCTATCATCCAGCACGCCCTGTCAAGCTTCTCTCTGTCGCTCTCGCGCTCGCAGTCGCAGCGCTCACCACTGTCAAGGTTCGCCCCGCAATTTTCACACTTTCTCATTTCCTCTTTCCTCCTCCTTGTAGATTATTAAGCCCCTTTGCGTTCTTCGGCTGCCATAAAAAGCGTGTCCTTGTCAATGTCCGGGAAAAAGCGGCTCTGTATCAGGCATACTTCGTCCCATTTGAAATCGCGCTTACCCGCAAGCTTCAAGCCCAGGGATTTGGGGGATATGCCCAGCGCATCAGCGATGATAGTTTGTCTCATACCCCTTTCGACGATTTTGCCCTTAAGATAGCTGTACATCTATATACCTCCTTTGGTCTTGTCAAATACCATCATTGGTCTTTATGCTGCCATTATAATACCATCATAGGCACTTGTCAATAACTTTTTTTCAATTTTATGTTCCGTGCATGGAACTTTTATTCTTGATTCGGAATAAGATGTGGTGTATAATATCAGTAGATAAAGCAAATGGGAGTGATGAAATGCCGACAAAATTTAGGCGGATGGCCGAGCTGCGCAAAGCACTTGGAATGGACTTAGAGCAACTTGCCGCTGCGTCGGGTGTGCCGCTTAGCACGCTGCGCAAAATCAGCAGCGGCGCTACTACAAATCCGAACCTCGAGACAATGAAAGCGATTGCGCGGGCGCTGGGATGTAAGCTGGACGATTTGACAGATGTAGCGCCCTCGCAGATGGAAGCCGAAAAAGCAGAGATACTTAATCTGTACGATTGTCTCGATGAAGATGGGCGAGCTGCGCTTGCGTCATATGCGAAATTTTTAGCAGCTCAGCGTAACAGCGGAGAAGGCTAACGCCTTCTTCGTCCAAGCGGTCAACGGTATGGGAAAATTCTGTGTGCGTCATTGTCTTATCCTCCGTGCAAAAAAATGTTAAGATATGATACCATATCACAGACACCATACATCATATAATATATGGTGGGTGGAGGGGGCGACGGAGAAGCAAGGTAAGGATGCGCCGCCCCCGGGTGCGCCCCTATGCGCAAGTACAGATTACTACACACATAGCAAAATGGATATGGCCAAAAATGGAAAAGCGCGCCAGAAACGGAATTAGCGCTTCCAAAAATGGAAAAATGGAAAAGGGGGAGAGAAATGGGCATTTTTGAGGACAATAATCGGAAATACGCAGATGCGTTTACGCGAATGCGTGAAAAGCGAGGGATCTCCTTGCAGGACGTGTCAAAGCGCAGCGGCATAGCCGCCTCCACACTTACCCGCACGCTGCAAGGCACAACCGGAACGCCCATGGCGACATATGAAATACTTGTTACCCAAGGCTTAGGCGCGACAATGCATGAATTTGTGAACGAGATTTACGGAGCCGTGCCGCAGGCCGAAGAGCCTACACAGAGGTATACCACCGCCGTCAAGCTGCTGCTTGCGGAAAAGGATAGGCGCATACAGCAGCTTAGTAAATGGCTCCGGTGGGCGGTGATATACAGCGTAAGCGTAACCAGCATATTGATAGGGGGTTTTTTATACGATGCGCTTAACCCCACCGTGGGATGGCTTAGGCGGCCATAAAAATTCCGCACGGTTGCCGCCGTGCGGAACGAAGGAAAGGGAGCGAGAAATGAGGATCTCTCGCCCCTATTATAGCATAAAATCACAAAGGGGGCAATGAAATGGCAACTGCAAAAAAAACGGCATCTGGCAAATGGCGCGTGCAGGTCTACTATGACGGCAAAACGCATAGCATAACACGTGATACTAAGCGCGAAGCGGAGTACGCGGCACTCGAAATGCAAATGCAGCACAAGCGCGAGGTAGGCCGTGTGACGGTCGGTAAGGCCATAGACGCTTATATAACATCAAAAGACGGCGTTCTATCCCCAACAACAATCGAGGGATATGAAAAAATAAGGCGCAATTACTTACAATCGCTTATGGATGTGCCGCTGTCAAGCTTGAATGAGCTTGTTGTCCAGAGCGCATTTAACGCGGAATCAAAGCGGATAACGCGGCAAGGCACTACACCTACCCCAAAAACAATGGCAAACGTGCGCGGCCTTTTTTCTGCTGCTATGGCGCAATATGACTTGCATTTTTCGCCCACTATACCCGCAAAGCGTAAGCGCATACGGACGCTGCCCGAGCCGCAGGAGATTTACAGCATCATACGCGGGACGGACATAGAACTGCCGTGTATGCTTGCCATGTGGCTATCCTTTACCATGTCGGAAGTTCGCGGTATTCGGGTTTGTGATATAAACAACGGCATTATGACTATAAATCAGGTTGTCGTTGATGTGCGCGGTATGCCGTTAGCAAAGGCGGCGGGGAAGGAATACGACCGCAACCGCGCCCTTGCCGTGCCGCCGTATATAATGCGCCTGATAGAGGACACGCCCGCGTGGCAGGATGGGGACGGATATATTATTACCGCGTCCGGAGAATCAATCCGTGGGCGGTTTAGGCGGCTCTGTGCAAAAGCCGATGTTGATATCACATTCCACGACCTACGCCATGTAAACGCATCTGTAATGCTTCAACTTAACGTCCCCGACAAGTATGCAATGGAGCGGGGCGGCTGGAAAACAGACACCACGATGAAGCGCGTGTATCAGGAAACGTTCAGCCGGGAGCGCAAAAACGTTGATGCGCTTATAGACAGCTATTTTGACGATGTTACAAAAAATTTTACCCCAAAAAAGTGAAATAAAAAGTGAAATGGCTTTGCGGCTTCTTTCAAAAATGCCGAAATATCTTGCTTTTTTGGTGCAACATTTTTCGGCAACAATAAGCCCAAAACAAGCAAAAAGCCCTGATATTCAGGGCTTTTTTTCTGGCGGAGCGGGTGGGAATCGAACCCCTTTTGAAGTGGCTAATTCTCTAAGTTTTTTAGCGTAAAAGTGAAATTTTAAGTGAAACACCCGATTACGCCTTATACATCTCCTGATACCTTTTTACACGTTCCGTCTTGTCTATCTGCTTGCCGTGTAAATAGTTATACAGTGTCAGCATATCGGCGGGCGGGTCGCCATGCTTGGCCTTGTAGTCCGATATGGCGCGGGCTACAAGGTCGTGCAGCATGGATGCGTGGGTCAGCTCCTGCCCCGATATGGTGTACAGGGTCTGCGCTACGGTTGGCATATCGTCCTTGACCGTAAGCGCCCACTTAGCATACTTTTCAGCGTCCGCGATTTCTTCGCAAATCTGGTCGGACAAATCGTTAATTAGCTTCATTTCTTTGTCGCCTCCGCCACGGTGGCGACGGCTCCGCCAGTCAGACCCGTCAAGTCGTTATTCGGTGCGCAAGGTGGGTTGCCGAGCAGCTTAAACGTCCCGCCCGTAGGGGTGGTGGATACTACGGTGCTGTACTTGGTGCGCTTGCGCATGCTGCACGCGGTCACCTGTGCGCAGCAGCGATTTATCAGGGGATACTGCGCCGTGCCTGTGCCGATGGTGATATATACGGGCGCGGATATGGTGGTGGTATCCGGTATGCTCTGCGCCACGACGATGCAATACTTCTCGCCGTTGGCGTATACTCCTGCGGGCAGATTGATGATAAGCCCAGTACCCGCCACAAATGTCACGGACTGGGATATAATCAGGTGGGGGCAAAGCTGGCATATATTCTTACAAGCCATAATTTTCTCCTTTCATAATCAAGGGGCGGTCAAGCCGCCCCGATAGTCACGGCAATGCCGGATGGTGTGTCATGTCTTAGCAGCAGCTATTGCCGCAGCCGCAGCCGGAGCCGCAAAACGGGCTATTTCCGGCGTTGTAAGTGTAGCCGTTGGGGTAGCGTACCACGCCCGTCAGCTGCTCGCGCACAAAGAGCTGGTTATTGGCCTGCTCAAGCTGGGCTATGCGCTGCTCAAGCTGTGCCTTTTCAAGAGCCGCGAATTTTGCGTCGATATTGGCGTTGATGGCATCCATGCCGCGCTGCACGGCGCAGCAGTACTCCGCCATCTGGGACTGTATGCTGTTTGCGGACTGCATAACGGTCATATTCGTGGCATTCTGCGCGATGGCCATTTCTTTGCCCAGCTGGCCGATATTGCCCTGCATATCGTAGCCCAAGCTACATATGCCGTTACCGATGTTGGTCAGGCGGTCGTTAAGCTGGCCAAAATGCTGGCCAAAAAGGATTTCCTGCTGCGTGGCTGCGGTCGCATACTGACCGTAGTCACCGTTGCCGCGATTGCCCCAGCCGCCAAAGCCTCCGCCCATCATAGCCAAAAGGACGATAAGGGCGAATATCCAGAATCCTCCGCCCATGCTGCCGCCAAAGCCGTCATTTTTGTCTGTCACGGCGGCTATATCCGCCACAGAGGGTACATTATCCATTGTCTTTTCTCCTTCAAAATTTTATTTTTTTTATATAAATCGCGCGTGATTTATCGTATCTGGGACAAGATGCTTTCAGGGTCTATGCCTTTTTGCTGGCACAGGCTGTAAAACATCTGCTGGGGGTCACGCCCGCCGAGCATCCGCATTACCTGCTGCATTTGCGCGGGCATCCCCATCATGCTTTTGGCCTGGGCGATTAGCTGCGGAGATATTTGCGGGGTCTGCTGGCTTCCAGCTTTCATTGCTTGCAATATGGGATTCATTTAATTTATCCTCCAATTTTGATATTCGTGCCGCGAGGTCGTTAATGTCCACAGGCGGCGCAGGCTGATACGGCGTGATAGTGTACGGGGTTAATGTAGGATACCCCGCGCTATCGGTACACTTGTGCCAGACTATGGGCGCGGTGGTATCCAGCAACAGGATGCTGCTATTGGGCGCAAGGCTATATGCCTTCGCCCCGCCCTCACCATTGACTTGGGCAATCTCGGTGCGCTGCTGGTACTGCTGGGGCTGCTGATAGCCGCCAAAAAAGGGGTTAGGATTCCACATTTTTTTCGCCTCCTTACGCCTTAATTTTCGCAAAAAATATGCCCCGCGCTCAGGGCGCGGGGAGGGAATTTAGCGGGCATTTAGCGGGCAAAAATATTTTTTCAAAAAATCTGCAAAAACCCCTTGACGTAGGTATATACCTATGGTATAATAAAGCCACGATAAAGCAAGGGGCCAAAGCCCCGAAGGGAGTTAAAAATTATGAAGTACGATGTAACATTTTCTTGCGGTCACACCGCAACTGTGGAGCTGTTTGGGCCTGGTAAAGAGCGCGAGCGCAAAATCAGCTGGTATGAGACGCACGGCGAATGCCCCGAATGCTACAAGGCCCGCAAGCAGGCAGAACGCGAGGCGATTGACGCACAGGCGGCGCAGGAAAGCAAGGAAAAACAGTGGCCCGAACTGAGCGGAACCCCGAAGCAGGTCGCATGGGCAAACGCAATCCGCAAGGAAAAGATAGATGAAATAATGGCCGTTGGCGCCAACGAAAACGGAATGCGCTGCATCGCATGGATTATACAGACCTATACCACGGCAAAATTTTGGATAGATAATCGTGACAGGTCATTGCGCGGCGAGTGGGGCCGCGAGGTAATCAACACTTATAATGCAACAAAATAAAAAAGAAAAGGAGAACGCCATGAAATACGAAATGGAATATGCCTGTGGGCATACCACTACAGTGGATTGCACGATGGACGACCGCGACCACATGCGCGACTTGATAGGCCGCACATTCTGCCCCGATTGCTGGGGTAGGATGTGCGCAAGCGGAGATTTTGTACCGGTGCGCATGAGCTGCGCAGAGCGCGACGCCGATTACTGGTCATGCAGAGCCAAGCCCGATAGCTATGACAGCGAGACCGATACCATAGTAGTCAATGTACATAAGGATTTGCTACGGGAAAAAGCCGAAATAGCCGCGCTGAAGGTATCAAGCGCGGCTATAGAGGGCATGAACGAGGTGCGTGCGGCAGGGGAAGCATGGGACGACTACAAGGCCGCAATCAGGCATTGGCAATTTGTAGACCATTGCGAGTGTGAAAAGCCGAAAGAGCCTACCGTAAAAATGGCAGAGATAGAATCTAAATATCCCCGAGCAGCTGCATTTTTTACTGCAGAAGAATTTACGCGGGGTGTCGATATAGATAAATGCGCCGCAGGACGCAGGGCGATGGAAAAGATTTTGCGCAGCGAGGACTATGCCGAGGCTATCAGGGACATGGAAGCAGAGTGGGAGCCCTGGCCATCGTACAGCAAGCTTATGGAGTGGATGGAAAAAAATGAAAAAAGAATTTGAGCGACAAGCCCGCTACGACAAAAAAAGCACCAAGGGCATATACCTTAAGCTTAACATCGGCACAGATGGCGACATCCTCGCCCGTCTTGCCGATGTGCCCAGCACGCAAGGATATATCAAGGGCCTGATACGCGCCGACATAAAAAATCAAAAAATCTGCAAAAAACCCTTGACGTAGGTATATACCTATGGTATAATAAAGCCACGATAAAGCAAGGGCGACAAGCCCGAAGGGAGTTAAAAATGAAGGTTTACAAAGCGATTGAAGGCACCGAGACTTATGAGCAGTATGGCGAAGATTTTATCCCCATGTGGCGGGTAGCGGGAAAAGACTCCCCCCCCCGCAGCGAAGTCCGCGCGGCTACGGCAGATGAGCTTATAGCGGCCATAGACGACGATGCTGAGTGGGAGCCGAATCTTGTCGAGGCGCTGTGCTATGAGCTGGATATAGACTTTGACAGCTATGAGGACTGCGAATCCGCCTACGATGCGGCAGTAGCCAAGCACGCCGCCGAAACGCTGAACCGCTAAGATGCAGAGGGCAAGGGGCGGCAATGCCGCCCCAAAGGAGAGAAAAATGGAAGCGAGAATGCCAAGAACCAAGGCCACGCTGATGGCCTTAGCCGAAAAGTACCACATGGAATTTTTACGCCACTACATCACGGACGAGGGCTACGGGGTGTACTGCGTATCGGACGAGCGGATACCGGAGCTGGATGCACTGGCGGACGATGACGAATGGGGCGATGCCTGGATATTCGACTGGCTAAACTGGAGGAATCCGCCCTATATGTACCGGATAATCTGTCCCAAAAGCTGGATAAATCTTTGGGGTTGGGTGAAATAGCTGGAGAAAGGAAAAAAGATGCACGGCGGCGCATCTTTTTTCTTAGGCTTGAAACCCCACCAAAGATAAATAATGTTTCAATCCACACCCGCAAGCGGGTGACATGCGTCCCGGACGCAAAAACTAAAAATCAAATGTTTCAATCCACATCCGTTGCCGGATGACATTATTAAAATACCTCAGCATCAGGCATATGTCAAGCCCCCCAAAAATAAAAAAGCCCCCATCAGGGGGCATATTTTATAAGGGTTCTTTCCGCCGCCTTGTATCGGCGGCGAATTTGGTCATACTCCAGCGGCGCATCGGTGTACCGCGCCTGATACTCCGCTGTAAGCCTGTCATACGGCACACCGTCCAGCAGATGCCGCGCCACAAGCCAGCGGTCGCGCTCGCAGAAAATCCGCTGATAGATAATCCATTCCCACTCCGCGCGGGAGAGGGTCTGCAAAATATTTTTGTCCACCACACAGGCCGGCTTCTCATCGGCCTTTCACCTCCGGCAATTTTTGTCGCAGAGGGGCGGCGGCAATCTTACTTCCTGTCGCGGGCTATGGCATCATACGCGCCATTCGCGGCAAGGGACACAACCACGGCATTTATCACGCATAGCGCACCCGCCTCAAGGGTCAGGCCGCCGGTGAAAAAGGTGGCGGCAATAAGCACCACAAGCGCGATTACATAGCTGGTCAGGCGCGTGGGTATTTTGTCGATGAAGCCCACACCCTTTATAAGCTGTGTGATAAGGCTGGTAGCGAGGGTCGCCCCCGCGTAAGTCAAAAGCACCGCCCAAGTAAAAAATTCGTTCGTCATGTTTATCTCCTTTCAATTATGTGCTGTAAAAGTTCTGCACGGGCATTTTTCAGCCCGTCAATTCCGTTTCCGTCTATCTCGTGATTTATAATGGCCGCAAGGCCGGTTATAATAGCCTGATTTGTGACTTCCTGTTGCGCAAATTTTGTGTTAATTTCGTCAAACCGCTTCAAATCGTTTGAATCATGCTCAAGCACCTTGTCAAGCTTCTCCCGCATAGATAATGCGGGGGCTATGATTTCCCTTATCGCCTTTATGCCTTGCGCGATAAGCACGATAGCCCCCAGTATTGATGCACACCATCCCCACCATTCCACGGGCTACACCTCCGTATGGGCTGTTGCAAAGGCTTTTACAGCCGTCATTGTGGCCTTGCCGCATATTCCATCGGCCTTGCCGCAATCGTAGCCACAGGCGTTGAATGCGGTCTGCATAAGCTTCACATTTTCGCCGCGCATCATGGGCGAGGTCAGCCTGAAAACGGTTGGGGCGGTATCCTCAGCCAGCGCGGGGTGTTTGCCCTGGTGCGTCCAGCCGCCGAGGCACAAGTGAAGATTTACCACGCCGTAATCGCGGCCTTTAGCCTCTATCACCATGCCGTTGCCGACGTATACGCCTACATGTCCCATTTTGCCCTTGGCGAAGCTGTACCTAAATACAAGGTCGCCGGGATCCATCCTCCACGCGCCCAGCTTGCCCTTTTGGGTGCATTGTCTGTACAGCCCTGCGGCACTTGTATCACCGTCAATCAGCCCTTTTATGTCACGCAGCCAATGAATGATAAGGCCGCTGCAATCAAAGGCATACAGCGGCGTTTTGGTGGCTTTTTTGATGTATGCAAGGGCGCGTTCGGCATTTGCTCGGGAGGTTTCCTTGCGCCGTACCCATTTTTCAAGGTCGGCGCGGTTGTCTACCCTTTCGCCCTGTGCGCCCCAGACGTAAGCGTCCCCGATGTGGCTTTCAAGGTAAGCCAAAAATTCCTTCACCTTTTCGCCCATACACGCACCCCCACGCCAAGCGCGGCAAGAATCATTATGTAGCCTATATACATGGGCGCGGAGCCTGTCTGCGGAAGGTCAGGCACGGCGGGTTTTTCGTCATACCACTTTGCCGCACCCTCAGCCCGTACATTTTGACCGAGGTTCGCCACAAGCGCGGCATCGTCCATGTATATCTTGCCCGCGTAGATGTCGGCAAGCGTCATACTCAGCGCGTTCAACTCGCTGGTCAAATCGGCAAGGCCGCCCGCTATGGACACATCTACCGCCACGCCATTGCGGCGGGTGAAGGTCAGGCTGCCTATGGTCACGGTATCCCCGCTTATGGTCACGGGCTTGCCGTCATAGGTCAGCTCCGCCAATGGAGTGGTATACTTGTATACCGCCCGCACGGCGGGGTATGCGCCTGTGACTATCGCGGCGACTACATCGCCATCAAGATACAGCACGTCCATATCCGTAAGATTGATAGTGCCCTGCACGGGATTGCCTTCGGCATCCACAAATTTTGCCGTAAAGTACACCACTGTGCCGACTGTAGCAGCCTTGCCCGATGCAGGGGTATAGGCCGCGCCGCTGGTGGTCGCCACCTTGTCCAGCTTTGTGACGGTCACGGTGTAAGTCGGGGGCGGATTATCGGCGCGTCCCCAGCCCATAGCCAGTGCGCCCGTGCATATGCACAGCAGCACAACAGCAAGCAGCATTGCAAGATATTTTTTCATATTTTAGCCCTCCTTTGGCTTTATAATCTCTTTGATGGTCTCTAAAAAGGCCGCAAGCTTTGATACGCTCGGCAGCCCCGTCATGCCATCTACTGCCTCGCCGATACGGTCAAGCTTGGCTTGCAGCTCGTCCCGCTCCGCGCGGTCGGCCTTTATCCTGCGGTTGTACGCAAGGATTTTATTGCGCAGCTCGTCCGTCATTCAGTCACCCCCGATAATAGCATATTTAACGCTTCTTCAAGCACTGCTATTCTTTCTTCTGGTGTGGGCTCGGGAGTGGGCTGTTCTGCCGCAAGCTGCTCAAGCTCCGCTATTTCTTCCGCAGTCATGTCGCGGATTATGCCGTTTTCACAAATTTTCATTCTCTCACCCCATATAGTACAAAATGACACCCAGGATATATCAGCATACCTGTCCCGCCTATAGATGTGATTGGCTTAGCCCATAACGTATCACCATAAATAGTTTTAAGTTGATCATTATTGCTCCCATATGTCCTATAATCGTGAGATGTATCGTCAGACCAGCCGACGTTGCCGTTGCACTGCGCATGCTCGATTTGTTGCGTACCAGATACATCAACATAGTATACGGCGCCGGTTATGAGATTTGTTGATATTTTAGGCCATAAGCCGGTATAGATTAGCGTGTGTACTCGCCCCGTCGTTTTCCCATTGAGCATGGCAAATGAAAAGTTCGGTATGTTGCTTGCACCCGTGTATGCGGGGAATTTGGCGCATAATCGCGCCTTTTTAAGCCTAAATGTGTTCCCATTCTCATCGGCGTTTATAGTCAAGGCATTAGATTCTTCGGCACCTTCGGCTATGGTGATTTCTTTTATTTTTTCCCATTTGTCCCCGCTCGGCATATCCACCGCTTCCCACTCTGTTGGCTTGCCGTCCTGCACGGTCTTTACCTTGATTATCTGGCCGGGGGTGGCGGCGGTCAGGCCGAGGGATATAGCCGTATCGGCCTCGGCAAGGCTTGTCTGCACATCGTACGCAAGGTCGGTTTTGGGTATGCCGGATGCGGGCTTAGTGTACCCCGTTCCCGCTTTTTCAGCCCCTATATTCGTTCTGGCCTGTGACTTCTGTTCTTCCGTCAGGGTTTGCGGGGTGTAAGTCACGGCATCTTTGCTGCCGCCGCTTTCAGCCGCTTCATTTATCGCCGCCACAAGGCTGCTTTTGTCCTCGGTGGACAGGTCGGCAAGATTGCCCATGTCTGCCCGCAGTTGCTCCTCCACCGTGGGTGGGATTATGGGGAAGGGTTTGCCCTCCGTGCCGCCTGTCGGGGCTACGCTGATATGCGCAACGTTTGTGGTGATACGCGGTATCACTTCGCCGTCCCGTGCGGAGTTGCCCACAAGCCATACGCGCCAGTCGCCCGCTGTAAGGTTAAGCTGCTGCTTAGCGGTTATCTCCCCGCCTGTCACGGATATCTCGTGTACCGTGCAGCCCTGCCCAAACATTGCTTTAATCTCGCGCCCTGTCCAGTCCTCCGTCTCGCATATCACCTTTGCGGTAAGGTACTGCACGGATTCAGCGGCAAGGGGGAGATATTCGGCGGTCAAAGATTGGTGGTTGGCGGTTAGGGTGATGTTGTAGGTCATGCTTCGTTCTCCTTTTCTGCTTTGTCCTCAAACTCGCCGTTATATAGCCGTTTGAGCGATTGCAACACACCGCACTTAGCTTCAACGTCCCGATATGATATTACGGGCATGGTCTGCTCCAAAGTAGCGTATATGCTCTCTATGACCTGTTTTTCAGCTTTGTTCATATAAGTCTCCTTTCTTCAAGCTTTTTCACGCGCTGTCGCAGCGCTTTTATTTCATTGATTAAAAGCACGCCGACCTTGCCGTATTCTATTGTTAATATTGCTTCGGGCATGCCTTCGTCTTGAAACGAGTGGACAACAAGCGGTTCAATTTCCTGCACATCATCGGCGATTAGGCCGACGTATTTTATATTGTCCGCATCGTCTTTCATTCTGAAAGTTACGGGTTGCAGCCTGTCTACAAGCGTTGGGTCGTATGGGTAGTCCTCTATATCCCTTTTGAGCTTGCGCATAGAATAGGATTGTACGCTGCCGCTTTTACTGTGCAAAAACTTCGCAACGCATTGATTCCATGCAAGCGTCCCTGCGCCAAGGTTCCCCACTTCATGATAGGGAGGGACAACGCACACCTCGGAATACCCGGGATAATAGCCTATCTCAACGCCGTTTATGCGCAAAAAGTTATAGCCGAAGTGAACATAGCCGCCTACCGCATCAAGCGTATCAAAAGTGCCGCTTGCGGCTTGCAGCGTTCCGGTGAAAGTTCCATCAGCCGCGCTCAGATGCTTAACGTACAGATTATCAACGTCAATACGCGCCGCCGCTACCGTACCCGTGGTTATGCGCCCGCCGTCAATCTGCGTAGTTCCCCCCGCTTTCAGGGAGTTTATGGTGACATAGCCCGTCAAATCAATCTTGCTTGCGTTTATGCTCACGCTCTCCGCGCTCTGATTGATGGTGGATATAATGTTGTCCTTTGTGACGGTGCTTTGTACGCCCTCGGCGGTGATCTTTAACTGTGTCTGCATGGTCTGCGTCCACGTTGTGGGGATACATACCATGCTATCAGCCGTCCATGTATCGCCGACAAGCTTCTTTATCTCGCCCGTTGTCGGGTTATACCAGTATTCCCCTTCCTTGGCGTTGTTGGGCTGTGTGCTTTGGTTGTAGTCGGGGTATATGGTCAGCTTCCATGCCGCCCCGTCCCATATGCGCAAGTCAGTACCATCAAACCATTGGTAGCCCTCTTTTGCCGCCTTTTCATCGTCCGCCCATTCCGTTGACGGGTCGGTTTTCGACAAAACAGGAGTAAGGTATTCAATGCGGGTAATTGTATTTACGGTTTCGTCCACCGTTCGGGTAAGCTCGTTTGTCCTGCCCTGTATCTGCTGTATCTGTTGGGATATGCCGTACTGCTCCCGATGCTCCTTTTGCCCCTTGGCTTCATAGGTATCCAGCAGGGCGGCCTCGCCCGTCGTTGTGCGCTTTAGTATGTATGTGTCGAAAGTGCCGCCGTTGCCGTCGGCGAATTTCACCGTTACCTTGTCGCCGGGTTCAAGGTATGGCCGCCCCGTTATAACCGTTTTGTGCGGCCTGTATGGCTTGTTCGCTATCTGGTTGTATATGTTTTGCGCTATGGTGGTAAGCTCCGCCGTGCTTTTCCCGAAGCACAGGAAATTGCCCTGTATGATGTACGGGTTATCCTGCACGGTTGCGGGGTAATGCCCGCCTACATCGTCTTCGGTTGCCCGTACCACAACGGCGTTAATGCCCTTGCAGTCATATTCTTCGCGGGTGCTGTCGGGACGGAAAGTATAGTCGTATTGACTGTAATCAAACGTTTCGCACGATGTGCCGCCAAGCGTCACCCAGCGGAGTTTGTTTATTGTTCCCATGAATGAGATATCCCAGTCCGGAGGTACGTCTGCCCATAGCTCTATCTTAGGCCAGCAGCCGCAAAGCTCGCAGCACGCGGAAAGGATATCGCGCCCCGATATGGACGTTGCGGACATTGTGCGGCTTATGGTCATGCTGTCGTTGGCCAGCGTTACGCTCTCAAATTCCACGCCGCAATATGTACACAAGCTCTCACGAAACGCTTTAAGGGTAAGCCCGTTGAAGTCAAGGCCGTTGTACCAGTCGGAAACGTCTTTGTCGAAAAGGCTCAGCGCGTCATATGCCGTAATAGTCTTAAACTTGGTCGTACCCTCGCCTTTAACCCCGGCAATGTAAAATTCAGCGACATAAGGAGACCCCATTTCAAACACATTACTTGTATCCCATAGGTATACCGTTATCTTGTGGCCTATCGCATAATCCCAGATGCGCCCTTTAACGTATCCGTCCAGATGTTGGCTATACCGCTCTACCTCACTTACTTCCTCGCTATCTTCGACAATCTGTATTTCAAGTGCTGCGGGCTGTACCGTGCCATATTTGATGGTTTCCGCATCGGATATGGCCTCGTCTATCTTGGTGGAGTTCCCTACAATCTCGCCAGGCTCTATTTTGTAAGCTATTTTAACTTCCCCCGGTTCGGGTTCGGGTACGTCCGGTTCGTCAGGTTCGGGCGGGGGCGGCACCCATGTATAATGCCCAAGTTCAATTTCTGCCTTAATTTGGCGTGAGTCGCTATCCCGCCATTTCGCTTTTGCTGTATCAGTCCAGCTTTTCATGCGCCCTCCTTAGTATTCGATTAGGTGATACTCAACCGAATCATATACGATATCGTTCCCCATAATCCGCTTTATGGGGTAGGTAACATCGGGAATATAAAAGGATCCCATCTTGTACATATTATCCTCGTCATTCCAGTATGTCAGGGTTATCTTGCGTTCCCGCGCGTTGGTCATTGCCCCGTTAAAGAAAGCCTGTATTTCCTGCTTTTCGGCAAGCTTTAGGTTATCCATCGTCTTAAAGACTATCTTTGAGCGGTCATGCGGAACGACGGTTCGGTGCAAATTGCCTTTGCTGTCCTGATAGCTGTCGAGGTCTTGCCGTTGGCTCGGCGTGGTCTGATATGTCGATATCTGTATATACTTATGCGGGAACGTTGTCTCAAACGCTTTCATCAAGAATCCTTCAAATGCCATTGCTTCACTCTCCTAAAATCGGATATCGCCCCGTGCGGCGTATGTCGCGCTTTGAGTAGTCAACCACGCTGTCATATACTTTTTGGCCATCGAGCAGGACTTGGATAGTAGTGTTGTCAAGCCCCAACGCCCGTAATGCGTCAATTATGATTTGCTTTAGGTCGCCGCCATCACCCACGCCGCTCGCATATGTAGTATCAACAATCTTAGCGCGATAGGGTATGACTTCGCCCGTTGCCATAGCGGGAACGTGCAAATTGCCGAGACTGTCGGTTATGTCGCTTATCTTGGCCGCTATACGGTCAAGGACGGATAACACGCCATCAAATCCGGCAGTATTAACGCTAAGGGTTTTGCCGTCAAATGCGTCCTCTGCGCTTGATGCTATGTCGGCAACCGACCGCAGTACCATTGCCTTATCATCGTCTATGCCTTCGGCAAGTCCGCTCATTAGGTAGCCGCCAATCTGCGCAAATACCTTTGACGGCGAATGTATACCAAACACGCCTTTCACGCCATCAATAATCCCGCGAAACTTTTCCTCAACCCAAGTCTTAAACGAGTTCCACGCGTTACTTATGCCTTTTTTTACGCCAGCAACCAGCGCAGAGCCAACGTCCAAAAACTTGTTTGCAACATTGCCGACCACGCCGAAGGCGGTCTTGACCGCGTTTTTGATTGGCGTAAATACCTTCAACTGCACCCACGATTTTATGTCCTTGAGTTTGTTGGTGATGCCTTTGCGCAAGCCCTCTGTAATGCGCTCGCCCTGTTCAACCATAACCGTTGATTCGGCTCCTTCAAGGCCGAACAATTTCCTAAGCCAAGTCATAAACGGCGTGTATATGTGCTCGTTTATCCATGTGCCAAAGTCTGATTTTGATAATATGCCGGTGAAAAAGGCTTGTATCGCATCAACGCCAGCTTGGCGCGTCTGTTCATCTATCCCAAACAGCGATTCGGCCAACTTGTTACCCAACGGGGCGGCGATATTCGTAAAGTTCCAGAACTTTATATCAGACCAAGTATTCACAAATCCGTGTATGAACTCCGTTGCGGTCATTTCGCCGTCTTCGCCAGCCCATCCGGCTATTTGTTCTTCAATGCCTTCTTTAATAAAGCCCCAAAGCAGTTGGATTACTCCGCCTATAAGTGTCCCGATGCCTCCTGCAAGCTTCTGGGTAATTTCGCCCCACTTTATGCCCATTATAAAATCGGCTATGCTCTCGCCGAGGCTTTGCCAGTTCAGCGTTTCTAAAAATTCGGTTATAATATCAAGCAGCCCGCTTATACCGTCCGACAGAGTTGCGCCGATTTCGCGCCAGTCCGTGTTTTCAACAGCCCCGTTAATAAACTTCGCTATACTGGCTCCGATTTTCTTAAAATCAGTTCCCTTTATTGCTTTGTGTGCAGCTGATACAGCGGTGTTAATCCCTTCGGCTATGGTCGCGCCCACGCCGTACCAATCGCCAGCCTGTATATTGGCTTTAAGTTTGTCAAACCAGTCCTTTAACGTGGCAGGCAGCAATGAATCTATTTCCTTTTCTTCGAACATAGACCCCGGTGACGTGCCGCCGCTGCTACCGCTATCCTTCTGCGTTGTCAGGTTGTTTATTTCATCAAATCCCGCCAGTGCAAGCCGCGCTTTGTCTGCCGCCTTAGCCGTTTTATCCAGCGATTTCGCGTAGCTTTCGTTCTGCTTTTTTGCCACTATAACGGTGTTCTTGCCCGATAGCATGGCAATAAACGCCGACACATACGTTATAATCTTGCTTAGCCAGTTTATAATTTGCGTTACAATTGGGGCGATTGCGTTCAGCGCGCCCGACATTGCAACGCTTATGTTTGCTCCCAGTTCCTTAAACGCATTACGTATGCCCGATATTGCCGTGGCAAACTCCTTGGAGTATTTAGCCAGCGTCTGTATGCTGTCGCGCACAGCGGTTGCAACCTGTGTGATAAACGTCCGCCTTATACGTGATATCAGCAGGGTTCTAAGGCTCGTAAGCCGCCTTATAAGGCTGTTTGTCGCTCCTGCGCTGCTGCGTGACGCTCGGTTAAAACTAAAAAGGCGCTTTATTGCGCCCTTTATGCTCTTGCCTATATTCGCAAATGCGGTATTTACCCGTTCAAGCTTCCGCGCCTTTTCGGCTGCCTTTTGCTGTTCTGCCGAAAACTGGGCAAGCTGCTCTTTTGCCGTTGCTATCTTGCCTATTAGGGCTTTGTATTGCTCCGTTTGGAATCCCATGACGGTATCTTGTCCGCTCCGCCGCATGTATTCCATTTCCATGCGATACTGCCGGATTATGGCTTCTGTATTGGCTATTTGCACCGCCAGTCGTTGCCATTGTGCCGTTTGTTCGCCTATGCCCATATCGCGCATAAGGTTTTGCCTGTCTTGGTATTTCAGCAGTTCGGCTTCTGCCTTTTTCAGCGCGTTTTCAAGCCCCTCATAATCCTCGGTTTTTATGGGCGTGTTGCCAAAGGCTTTAAGCTTGTCTTGCAGCACGTCTATTTGATGCTGCGCCATTGCGGCCTGTGCTGCCATCCTGTCAATCCCGCTGGTTGACGCAAATCCGCTTTGCAACCGTGCGCCCATATCGCCAATTTTGCCGATTAGCGAATCACATGCCTTTGATAGTTTAGCCGACCCAGCCTCAAAGCCGGAATTATCCAAAGCAGTATCTATAACAATGCTGCCGTCTGCGCCTCTTGCCATGTGTTACTGTTCCTTTGCTAATTTCTCAAACATTTCGGCAAGTCCCTTCTTGCCATTCTCCCATGTCGGCTTGTGTCCCACCGTGCATATGCTTTTGTTGGCCTTGAAAAATTCTTCTTCCCACTTTTCAAGTTTTTTGTGTTTGGCTTTCTTCTGCCTTATCGTAAGCACGGTTCGCCATACACCATCATCCACTTCCATAAAATAGCCTAAAAACGTATGCCAATGGATAAACTCAGCTGCCCGTGTTTCAAATCCAGCCGCCTTGTTAATCGCTGGGAACATGATGCTCTCATCTTTTGCCCAATCAATAAGCCGCGCGGGCTGTTTATCTTCCTCGCGCTCGCCGTTATCTATAAAGTCGATTGCTGCTTTGTATGCCGCTTCGATGTTATCGGGGACAACTTCATACAACCGCGTAAGGCATATATAAGCTTTTTCCTGTGGCTTTAATCCTTCGTCATTGTAAGCCTCGATTATTGTCAGGATGTTGCGAAAATCGGGCTTTATAGCATACTCGCGCCCATCAACGCACAGGCTTGTTTTTAGCCGTCCTATCATGCGTCTTTAAGGTACTTACTCATGCGCTCCGCGCTTTCTCTGCTTTCCCTCTCTATGGCTTCCTTCACTACATCGCCCAAGGCAGTTATTACGCTTTCGGCAAAAAACACGCCATTCACGCTTGAAAACGCATTGCGCTTGGCAAATATGTCAGCCGCCTCGTCCATGTCAAACACCGTGTTTATGCGTTCTATCAGCGCGGCTTCCACCTGTTTGATTGCTGCCCATTGGCTTTCAAATTTCGCCGTGCCGTCTGCATTTATGTCGCACTCCTTCAGCGGCTCTACTATGTCGCCGAAGTCGTCCATAAGGCTGTTGAGCCTGTCTATTATAGATATGTCGGCGGGGCGTATATGCACCGCGCATATTTGCTTGCCAAACTTGTTTTCGAGTTTTACTTCTATTGTGCCATCATCAATTATCCGTTTCATGATATACCTCCTTTTTGCATCAAAAAAGAGGGGCTCCCGCTCCTCTTTGTGTCTTGCCGTAATTATTTAATATCTAACGTCAGTTCTGTTTTTTCGCTCCCTATGCCTGGCCATTCCATTACCGTTATATCCACAGGGGATTCCATATCTCTCAGCTTAAATGTCTCGGCAGCTGTTATCGTCGTGCCCTGTTGCACTTCCAACCATCGGTTTTGACATTCTTCCGGCAGCTCGTCCTTAAACCATGATATGGGGCTACTCTCAATTTCAACGCCGTCTTGATATGCCTTAATAGTTGTTGCCCATCCAAACGATTTCGGTTTTTTGGCCTTGTTTGTATACTCAAATTTGACCAATAAGAGCGTCTCGTTATCGTGGTTTGTCACAAGCTCATGCGACACATATTGCACCTTGATTGCGCTTGTCTCCAATACGTATATATCGGGCTCAGCAGTCGGTTCAGCCGTGGTCAACGGCAACGGCGTTTTATCAGGCTCGTTAAGGTCGGCAATTACAATATCCGACATGCAAGCCCGTATCAATATTATTGCGCATACCGCCGCAACAATTATAATCACCGTCTTTGCATTCGACTTTTCAACCTTCGCCCCGCAATTCGGGCAATAGTTGCCCTTGACCTCCGCGCCGCACTTCTTACACTTCACAAGACTTTACCCCCACAGAATTGATGCCTTATTATCGACCCTGCGGGGGTATGTTGTCAAGCGGGGATTTATGCCATGGCGGGAGGATAAACACCGTACAGCCCCGTTGCAACTCCTTAGGAAGCCGCTGTAAAGGTCACGGCGTAGGTAGTCCAGTTATAGGACACGTTAAACTTCTGCACCGCGCCGAACGGGTTGACGTTGAAGGGAATTTGGAAACCGGAAGTATCGCCGCCCATGGACTGCGGGATTATCCAGCAGCGCTGCACATATGCCGTGCCCGTGGCCGTGGTGGTTCCTTCGGTGAAGGTGTCGAGTTCGCACTTGGCGTAATAGCCCGTGTTGTTTGCCTCGCTGAAATCCTCGGTCATGGCGTTCTTGACCAGAGTTTCATAGATAGCCTCATCCGCATCGGCGTAGAAGGTGTCAACGGATACTTCCGGCTCATAGCCATTATGCACAAAGCGCGATTCGCCGAGGACATTCTTGCTGGTGCTTGTGTCGGGGTTCATCTCATGGGACAAATCGTCCGTATCGTGGCCGAGCACGCTCCACTGCGCCGCCGAAAGCTTCTCAACGGAAACGGTTGCGTCCGTGCTGTATGCCACGGCCTGCAAAAATGCTTTTCTGGGTTTTTTCATTATTGCCTCCTGTATGTGATTTTGATGTTTATCTGGTAGCGGGCTACATTCGCGCCCGCCTGTGTCGGGTTTGCCGTGAGTGTCGGGACAAGGCTTTGTATAGTCCCGTCCGCCCATTTGGGGAATTTACGCGCCGCGTTCTGCGCTATAATCCAGCTCACAATTTTCTGATATATCCCAAGGTTATCCGCGTTCCGCTCTATGTCCGCGCCGTAATTCTCGCTTGAGCACAAGATATAGTCCACGGACTGTATATCATCGGGCACATACTCGCCAAGGACGTTTTCGTGATATCTTATGCTTGAAGGCACGGAATATATCGCGTACTCAGCCGCGCTGCCGTCCATGTAATCAATGGATATGGCTGCATTTTTGGGTATGGCGGGGCAACCGGAAAGCCAGCTCCGCAACTGACTAATATTGTTTATTTGCGGCATCCTGCGCCTCCTTCAAAATGTCCTTGCCGTGGTCGGCTTTCATGCGCTCAAACCAAAACGCCCCGCGCATCGGCTCCCCGCGGTAGTGCAGCTCGCGCCCTGTCGGGTGCTTTGGCTGTCCCTTTGGCGAGAAAAAGCCTACGAGCTCCCCGCCCTCAAAACGCGGGATATTGGGGCCGTATACCTCGCCGTAGTACAAATACCGCGCCCGTGGGTCATTGTACACGATTTTGCCGGGGCTTGAATCCTGCCGCGCCTTGCTCTTGAAAACGCCCGTCTCCATAGGCACATATGGGTCTATGTACCGCAAAACGGCATTATCAATCGCCGCTTGCACCTTGCCGCCGCTTTCAAGGTTGCGGTCGCGTAAAAGCTGCTCAACGCTTTTGTTCCACTTGAATTTGGCCTTTATAATCATGCGCCAAGCACCTTTATATGCGGGGCGTTCGGGACGCGGCGGTTGTCGATAACGGCGGTCACGGTCATAACATCGGGCGCATATGCCTCGGCCATTGCGGGGGTGTATTCCACGTCCCCCTTTACCATGTAATCACCCGTGTGCAGCGTCCATTTGTCCCCGTATCCCGTCGTATCGGGTATGCGGACTATGAATTGCCGCGCGGTCTGTAAGCCGTCATTGGTCACGCTGGATATGTCCTTGGCGTACCATGATACGCCCCGTAGCAAGGTCTTTCGCCATGTGTACCCACGCTGACCATCGGGCAGCTTATTGAAAAGGCTTGTGGTATCATTGCATAGCTGCATTTCACGCACCTCCGCTATATAGCAGGGCAACACCGTTATCATCGGTCACACCCGCCAAATACTCGTATATGAGCGCTTTTTCTTTCTGACCGCTATACCTGAGATATTCGGAGGTATGCGTGTTTACATAGGTTTCGCTATATCCGTCCGTGCTGAAAGACGCAACGGGCGCGGTGCTGTTCGCGGTTGCCGCGCTCGTGGCTTGCGGGTGTATCAGCTCGAACATTAGCCGCTTTACGGCTTCGGGCACTTCCCGCATATGCTTTACGCGCCCAAAGGTGTATAGGTCAATCCTTCTGCGGGCAGCGTATTCAATGCGGCTGTATTCTTCCGCGTGTATGGATACATTACCCCCAAAGCGGATATAGTCCTGTAGGCTCAAATACATATTCGGGCACATCTTTACCTCCTTAACTCGGCGGGGTTTTTAGCCCCGCCGCATTCAAAGATTATTTCAGGGTAACGGCTTCATTGACGGCAGCCGCCGCAACGGTCACGGATCCGGTCACGGTGGTCGCGTCCTTCTTGCTCACCTTGTAGGCGTAGGTTCCCTTGCGCAGATTAAATTCGGCCTTGCCGTCTGCTCCGGTAATCTTGCGCACCCCGTCAACCTCAACCTTCGCGCCAGCTATCGCGGCGGGTGAGGTCGCGCCATCGGTAACGGTAAAGGTTACTTTCTGCGTGGTAACGGCGGTGGTAGGCTCGATATAGGCAAACGGGCACATGGTGCGGCCAGCGTCTATCGCGGATACGGGATTAGGCAGCGCCCAGCCCATACGGAAAACCACGCGCAAGGCAATCATGTCCTGCTGTGCAAGGTTATAGACAATAGCCTTGCTGGACGGGTCTTGTATAATCGCCTGGTCGAGTATCTTAACGGTCACGTCCTGACGGATAGCATATACCGCCTGATTCCAGTCACCCGCTATCATAAGCGCAACGGAGGGGTCAAAGCCGCCGTTGGTGGGGAAGTATACGGGCGCACCGTCAAGGGCATAATTGGTCACGCCCTGCATGGAATCCGCCTTGAAGATGGGGAGGCCGTCCGTGGTCTTTATGCCGCGCAGTTTGGCACGAGCGGCAAGGGCAGCAACTACGCCGTTAATGGCGTTGCCGCCGACTTCAACCTTCTCAAAGAGGCCGCCCTCGCCCAGAAGGTTATCATAAGTCAGAGTGCCGCCAGTCACGTTGTTGCCCGCCTGTCGTGCGGTCGTAATTATGTCGGCACGCCAAGACGCGGGCTTATTTATACCGAAAATGGTCGCAAGGTCAACCATGCGGCCAAACTGCTCGCGCACACGCGGAGTTACCTGCGCCATGATGTCGATGGACGCATCGTCAAGCACAGCTTCGGGGATGGGGACGATAACCGCCAGCTCCTCAGCATTGATGTATACGTTGTCCCACGCCTGTTCGGCGGTCTGCTTAAAGCCCGTGTCGCCCGATACCCAGTAGGCCATGGGCAGGGTATCAAGTACCCTTATGCGGGTCTGGTTGGACGTCATGTCGGGCATACGGCGGGCAAGCCGCAGGAAGGTCGAATCCTCTACGGGCTTCTGGAAAATCTCCGCTACAATCTGCTCCTGTATGAGAGCTTCTGCCGCGCTTCTGTCAATTATTGCCATGTTTTTTTATTCTCCTTTCACAAACAAAGCACGCAAAGCCGCGTTGGCTGCTGCGTGCGGGGGTTCTTTGCCCTCCGTCCCGTTTTGCCGCATTCCCGTCCTTTGGGGCGCGGCATTGAAAAGGTAAGGCTTATTCTTCTTCAATGCTTCGAGGGCTTCTTTCACGCCCTCTACCGTGCCATCGTCTTTAACCTTTACTTTGGATTTGTCCATCAGTGCGCTTGCCGCGTCCGCGTCCAAAAGCCCAAGGTTGCCGCCGACGGCCTTTATCTCGGCAGATATCAAACGCCCATTCGCCATATCAAGCCGCTTGTCCATTGCGGCCTGCTGCTCCGGTGTAGGCTGTGCCGCCTTCTGCTTCTTTGCGCTGTCAAGAATCTGCGTGATTTCGGCTTCCGTCATACCGTACTGCTCCGCATAGCTTTTCACTATGCCGTTTTCTGTCCGCTTGCTCCTTGCCTCTATCGCGGCTACAATGCTGTTAGCTATCTGCTCCGCGTTCGGCTGATTCTGCTGCTGGTTCTGGTTGTTTTCTTCTGCCATTGTTTTTCTCCTTTTCCCGTTTTCAGCCCGTCGGCTCTATAATCCGTATAATGCTCGTCAGCCCGCTTGCGCGTGATATATCCGAAAACCCTTGCGGGATTTTGTGCATAGAAAAAGCGCGGTGTTAATCGCGCCCATACCCCGGCACAACCGCGCGGGGGAAACTCTTTTTAAGTCCTGTCTGTCGGCAAAAGTCGGTCAAACGTTTTTGCCATTCGTGTACCTTCGCTTCGGCTGCTTCCGCGTCCTGCCCTATGTCCCTTGTGGCCATTGCTTCACGCTTATACCGCCTTATCTGCCGCTCAATGTATCTCTGCTTCTGCGTGGCCTCATACTCCGTCATGGCCTTGCCGTTATAGCTGTAATCCTTCGCTTCAAACTTGGCCAGCATTTCGGGGGTATACGCCCGCGCCTGTCCCTCCTGATACGCGCTGAAAGAGTGGCGGCAATTCCATCCGCACAGTCCTGCCCCCGTGCCGTATCCCGTGGCGGTATAGAAGTCCTCATACTTCTCTGTCTTGCCCTTCCGGCTGTATACCTTGCCTTGCCATTCGGCATGTGACGGCCTTGCGCCAGCGTGGGCAGACACTTCTACAAGGTCATAGTCCAGTTCCTTTGCAAACCTGTCGGACACCTCGCCCGCCGTTTGGTTTAGCCCAGTGATTATCGACCGCCGCACGGCAACATCAACATATTCCTTGCGGCCTGTGGGGTATGTAATAGCCTCAACGCCCCTCGCACATAGGTCTTTGACCGCCATCAATATGGCCTTGTCCTGCGCAAATGCGCCCGTACTGACTTGCATGTATGCACGGTCTAAAACCCGCTCAAATTGCGCTGTAGCGGTTTTTGCCGTGGTAAGGGTAAGATTCTTAAACGTGCCTTGTGTGCGCGTTACACCTGTTGCAATCAGCGTTTTTACCCATGGTGCGGATGATATGCCCTTGTAGGTCTGCATAACGTCCGCGTCAAGGCTTAACGCCCGCGCTCCTGCATCGCTTATGATTGCTTCTATCTCCGCGTTTGTCTTTCGGGTGAGTGCAGCCAGCCGCCGCACAATCTCTTTGTGCGTCATGCCCATTGCCTGTAATTTCCGCTCCTGCCATTGCGTGGATGGTATATACAAGTCGGCGCTGTTTATACGCTTTGCCATATCCCGCAAGATATCATCTTCGGCTTGACGGTACAGCTCCACAAGCTCATCAGGCGCACGGTCAATGTATTCGGGGGTAAGCATTATGCCTCAAACCCTTCCGCGATAGTCTGTATAGCCGTCATTGCCTTCGCCTGTTCTTCGGCTTCTCCAAAGTATTTTACGCGGTATTCCCACGGCTGCCGTAAGCCCTCCCGAATCTCCTGCATAAAGCGCTGCCGCTCCTTGTCCTCGTCCTCGATTATGCTATCGTCAAATTCAATCGTTATTTCGCCTATGCCTATGCCCGCCATCTGCGCGATAGCCTTTATAAGCCCCTGCAAGGCCGCATCGAGTATAAGCTCGTGCTTTTTCAGATTGCGGAAAAGGTCGCTGTCCTGTGATATTACTTGCGTTGCGGTCATAGCCGTGCCGCCCTCAAAGCGGTATCGATTTTCACCAAAGCCGCATTTATAGGCCGCAAGGTTTATAGCGGTCTTTATGCCCGCCTCAAAAGCGTCATACCGCAATGCGCCGTTCATTTCCTCAATTTTCTGCGTGTTCTGCTCCCCGGTATCAATCACATAAAATTCAACGTCATTATCATCGAAAACAGGCTTTGTTACCCCGCTGTCGGCCATTGTGGTCTGTGTCAGCGTAAGCGGGACAAGCACACGCTTTTTCCCGAGCCGGAACTCGTTATCATACGCATCGAAAACAAGGTCTATGTTTTGGAGGTTGTCTATTGCGTTGGCGTATACCGATATGCCCATAGGGGACGATAAGTCCGCGTTGTTGACGATATTCGGCGTGATTATCTGGTAGAACGGTATCTCTGAACCCGTCACCACCTCGTCCGCTACGCCCTCGGGAAGGTCGGCGGGGCTTATGGTGTCACCGTTACGGCGGAACATTTTGTTTTCGACAACGTACCGCCCTTGCCCGTCCTTGCGGTGGATATTCAGGTATATATACTTCTCCGCACCCAGCTTGCGCTCAGACGCAAAGGCGCACTCGGTTATAACACCATTGTCCCAGGCCAGCGGATACACCATACTGCCGCGCACATAATCAATTACCACCTCGCCGTTATCAAGGTATTCGACAAACGCGCCCGTGCCAAGAGCAAAGGCCAGTTCAATGAGCTGATTTCCGCGCACGCTAAAGCGGTTGTTTTTTAGTATCTCGTCAATCGCTGTTTGCGCCGTCTGGTTGCCTACATTTATGCGCACCTTTTCGTTCAGCAGCAACGCCGCCCAATCCTCGCAGAAACGTTTAGCCATTCCCATTGTCTTGCGCTGCCGCTTTACCTTGCGCTGTCCGTTGTACTGCGTGTAAGTGTGGAAGCTGTTTACCTTGCCCTGGTACCATGATTGCCACAAGGCGATTTGCGCATAATAGGCATCGTCAACCGCCGTGTACCCGTTGCGCGTCAAATATTCGGTTATTGCTTGCATGCTATCTCCTTATGTACATAATCGACGATTGTTCAACCTCTGTCGAATACTCCATGCTGTCAAGGCTGTCAATGTTTGTTGTGCCGTTGTCGAGGCGTTCATCGTCTATCTTATCCGCGTCATATATGGCCGTTTGCAACGCCTCTATTGTCGCTTTGCAATGGCTCATAATCTTAAACCGCTCCTGTGCCATCAACGAGTTGTAAAAGGCTATGCGGTCATTTATTGCACCCTTTATCGCGTTTTCAATGCCTATCGGCACGCCCGCCCTGCTTGCGGCTGAGCGCAAGCCCTCGATGAGCGTCTGCTCCGCGCTGTCGCATCGGGCAATGGCAACCTTGTATTTTTGCTGTGCCCTACGCACAAAGTCTATAAAGGCCGCGTTCAACTGGTCGGGGCTGAAGCGACCGTCCTTGGCGTTATTATGGTAATATTCGTCCAGTACGACAATTTCTTTATACCCATGTGTGAAGCCCGTTAGCGTGAAGGCGTGGCCGGATTTAGTCCCGCCAAAGTCCACGCCGATATTGGCATACTGGATAGCGGGTGGCGCATCGATGATATACCTTTCGGGCGTATCGGCAAAGCTCGGATACACAAGCCCCTCCGCCGTGCATCTCTCGCCCAGTATGTCGCGCCTGTACCATACGGTTTTCGGGTCATACTGCGCGGTTATTTCCGCTTGTCGTTCCTCGCTTATCGACAGGTTATCCCGTATTGTGAAATGCTCGTATACATAGCCTTTCATGCCGTTGTCGCGGTACTTGTCTATGTACTCCGTGTATATCGGGTGGCGCGGGCTGCAAGGGTTCATGTCCCATAGCGTATAAGGCCGCACGGCTGCAAGCTGACGGCCATTAGCAACCTTTACAAAGCTCTCGCGGCTATCGTCACTGTCATAATGCTCGTTTATTTCCGTGGCTATCCACAGGCCGTAAGAGTTACCCAGTATCCGCTTATAACTGTCTGAGTTCTTCCCGCCCGTGAATACGACTACCTTCTCCCCCGTCTGAGTGGCAAGGAAAAGCGCTTGATTCTCCTTGTACTTCCCCCAGCGGCAACGCCCACGGAAAAGGTTTTCAAGGCCAAAGCCGTTGCACACCCCAATATTTAGCTTGGCGTTGGCTATGGTGCTGCCTGACGCTAAATGTATCTTGTCGGGACACGTTTCTAAATATGCCGCCGCCATTATGCAATGGTCGATGGTCTTTCCGCTTCTGATTGCGCCCTCAGCTACGCACATTCGGGCGTTCATGCCGCGCAGAATGTATGCCTTATGCTTCTCGCTCAACGGCTGCCACGGTATGGTGGCGGTCTTTTTCATACGTCCCGCCCCCTATTTCAGCATATTCGCCAGCGGCGTAAGGTCTTCAATTTCCGTTCCCTCGCTTGCTTCGGGCTTGTCACGCCACTTGTGGGGCTTGCGATTTTTAAGCCAGAATATACAGGCCGTAACATCTCCCGCAAGAGCGCGTCTATACAGGGAGTTTTCGACCGCATAATCCGCAACGTCCTTGCCTTGTGATAGTGCATCCGCTATTTCTGGGTATTTATTTTTCCATTCACCGAGCGTGCTGCGGCTTATTCCCACTTTGGCGGCAATCTCGGCATCCGTCAGGCCATCCCGCGCCCAGCCTTGTAACAGCACAAGCCCAGTAGGCCGCGTCCACGCTTCATATTTTGCCAAGTCGCCGCCTCCTTTTATTGTGCGAATGCTTTAGGCTGGTAGCTTACCACTTTGGTTTTACCCCAGTCATAATCTATCGCTTTGCCATACAATATTACTGTCTGCGGCTGTATTCGCCGCATCATTTCATCCGTTCCTTGCCGCCATATCTCGCGGGCGGTTTTGTCCCGCAGTACCCCAACCGTGCTGACTGCCACGGCGCCGCCCTGCGGTATACCCTCAAAGCAAAATTCAAACGTTTCGGTTTCTGCCCACGACATTGTTGGGATAACCTTCATTCCCGCGTCCTGCCATATTTGCCCAATAAGGCGGCTGCGATAGATATTCCACAGTTTCATACAGCGTGGCATATCCATATACAGCGAAAAATCAGGCGTTAGCACGCAATCATATTGCGCTAATATCCGCGCGTATTTTTCGGGCTGATTCCACACGCGCTCAAACTGATAGTCGTCAAGAAAAAAGTGCACGCCTACATTCTTTCGTGGTGAAGTCAGTGCGTAATTAAAACCAATCAGGTCTTTGGGGATATAGTCGCACCGTGCAAGCTTAGGTATTTGCCAATCGCCCGCCGCCAAGCTGGGGCGAAAGTAGCTAAGGTTATAAGCATCATTTGTGCGCTCGCGCTCGTCGCCATAATAACCAACGTCAACCTTTGGCGGCTTAAAGCCAAAGTCGGCCATATCTATGCCGACGATGGATTGCAGTTCAAGCTGTACTATGCCGTCATCAAGCCCGCTGTTAAGTGCCACCTTGTTAACCGCCAGCGTGTAAGCTTTACGCTCATCGTCTGTCATGTGGTCAAGCCGCACACAATCAGCATACTCATGCCCCAGCAGCTTTTTTGCAAGGTATCTTCCGTGCCCGTCTACTATAACGTTATTTTCGCCCCATACCCCTATGGGGACATTATCGCCAAATCGTTCGATGCTGTTGGCTATCTGTCTAACCTGTTTGGCTGGGTGTCGCTTTGCGTTTTGTGCGTATAGTGTCAGTTCGTCCATGCGCAAGCGGACAATTTCGTGCGCTCCTTTTTTTGTGGTGTCCGATTCATTACGCATTTTTCGTTCTCCGCCGTTTATTTATTTCGCTGATACGTGTAAGTATACCCGTACTTCTTTTGGTTTTTCTTCAGCCACTTGTCTACAGCGTCGTTATAATCCTTGCCTGTAAGGTATGCCTTGTTCACAGCCTTGACAAACTCCGTTGCCTTAAAGTGACCGCCTTTGATAAACGTATATGTTCCGGCATATTTGGCGGTTTCCGCGTATATGCTCTTGTCGCGTCCCTTGGTTGTGCTTACGGCGACTATGCCACGGCGTGACGATAGGGCCGTATTCACCACATCAGCTTTGCTAAATGTCGGCCAACCGTCACGCGGGTGATTGTGTATCGCAATTTCCGTGTTCTTCCCCACAAGCCCTGATATCGAGCCTTTATTCCCGTGCCTGTATATCGTTGCAAAGCCTTCCGCGTCCACAACTATTCCATGCTCTTTTTCATCGCTCCCGTGCGCTTCGGTAAACGTCCTTACCATATCGCCATATGTTCTTTTTGCCCCAAGCCTGACGTTCATTCTCGCAGGCAAGTCGCCCTTTGTACTATCGCGCTCGTTCCCGCTATTGTCCTCCCAACGTCCCTTAAATGGCGCAGTAGATGAACTTCCCCTCCCTCCTTCATCTGTCGGAGCCGTCAGTTCGTCCATGCCTTCTACGATTTCAGCTATAGTGCGTCCCTCTATTACATAGTTTAATGCATCATCCAAGTTTGTGAATGTCGCAAGCGTCTCGCCTGTGGAAAGGTCGTAAAGCTCTATCGGTCGCCTGAACATGATAATGTCCTTGGTAACGTACATGCCGTTAACGCGCCCAAAATCATACTTGAATTTCAGTATTTGCATGTTTCCCTCCTTGCCGGATACGGGCATTCCTTCACCCCGCACCGCCTTTTATTTTTGTCATAGTGCTTGCACTCTTTGCAGGTGGCGGGTGTGTGTATCCACGTCACCCAAGCCGTCTTATTATTTCCTTTTCCCTCTCCGATAGCTCCCATATTTTTGCCCCTGCTTTCTCTGCTGCCGCTTTTTCTGCCGCCGCTTTCTCCGCTGCTGCTTTCTCTGCTGCCGCTTTCTCTGCTGCCGCTTTTTCTGCTGCCGCTTTCTCTGACAAAAGGAAGCCGCCGCCGAAAACCGTCTTTCCTGCGTCCCTTTGACTATCCAACGCGCGGATAAAGGCGCAATCCTCGGCGCGTATCCTTAATGACTGCCCGTATTTCGCAATGCGTTGAATCCTTGCCGCCGTCAGAACATGGTCGGAGTAATCGTATTTCGGCAGCGACTTTTTAACCTCCTTGCGGTTTTCATCATCGGCCGCTTTTATTGCTTCATATAGGTCGGAAGCAACCGTAATTTTATATTGCCCCATGTTTGTAATAAAGCTTGTATCTACGCTCGCGCCGTTATCGTACATTATCGATAGCCCGCATATGACATATTTTATACCGTCCAAGCCGATGCCTGAAAAAATCGTTTTGGCGGGCCCGAAAAGAAAAAAGCGTATGCCGCGCTGATTATACCAGCGGCAAATCTCGGCCAAAATCGAAAAAGGCGAGTTGTCTATCACCGCACAATTCCCGCTGTAATCCTCTTTCTTGTAATCCCCGCCGGGGTAAAACGGGCGTATAATCCGCGCTCCCTCTAAGCCGTATTCTTTAACCGCCCAATCAAGGACGGCGGCATATACATTATCAGGCGTGTAGCAATCATCCGTTGTTTTCTTCGGCTTGAATTTTTCAACGAATGCGGCATATTCGCTCGTCATTTCCATCTGGTCGCCAAGCGCCATCTTCTCCTTAAAGCTGTCCATTCTTTCCCCCTATGCAAAAAGGCTCCCATGCGGAAGCCCTTTTCTGATGATATCAGTATATCATGTAAATCGTGTTTTATCGTGTTGACTTTTATGGGGCAATGCGATTTATAAGCCGTTCCACGCCGTGCCGCTCCAAAGCCTTAGCCCAATCCTGCGATACGTGCATCCGCTGCGCCACCTTTTCCCAGTAGCCACTCTTCGCCACGCCGTACTCCACATATCGCAGTTTTATTACCTCGCACTCCAGCGGCGGCAGACACATCACCTCAAATTCTATCATGCCCGCGTGATAATTCAGCTCTTGCAGCTCGGCTTCAAGGCGCTGCTTTTTGCGCTCAAGCCGCTTTATCTCGCGCGTTGCCTTTAGCGCCGCATTGTATGTGGCATCAGATATCCCGCTCCCGTGCGGCATACCCGTAAGGCGCTGCGGGTGGAGGTCATACTGGCTTTCAATCTCTTCGTCCACCGTCACAAGCTGCCGCTCCTTGTCCGTGCGCGTGCGTTCCGCGTTGCCCCAGTACATCAGCAGCCGCCTTACTGCCGCGCGTTCGTTTTGTCTCTTTTCTTTATCGCTTTTGTCCATCCTACTGCCTCACCTGATTTTTCACAAAAATCGAAATTTTTTTGTTCCGTTGAGGGGCCCGCGGTACGGGCCGCCACGGCGCAGGGATTTTGATACCCCCTCCCGCCGCGGTATCGTCGCTTAGCCCCGCACAAATTCCGGGCACTGCCGCACATGGTACGATTGCGTCGGCTTGTCGCTGTATAGCCGCGTCTCGTTCGCGTCCCAACCCTTGACGGGCTTAAAGCTCCTGCTCCATGCGCACCCGCGCTTGCCCGACTTGTCCGGCACAGCATTGGCGCAAGACCAGCACAGTGTCTGGGAGTATAGGGTTTTCTCGTAGGGGCTTGCGCCGTCATAATACTTATGCGCATCGCCTGTCGGCGCGCGGAGCGCCAAGTGCGCCATCATCCTGCGCAAGGTCACGGTAGTCACGCCGATATGCTCGGCAATATCCTTCCATTTCCCCCCCTGATTGCGCATCTGCTTCACGTCGTCCCAGCCTGGCCAGTCAGGGTCAAGCATGGCATTTAGCCTGTCGTATCTGCTGGGGCTAATGGCAATGGCACGCCTGCCCGCACGCTTCTGCAGCGTCGGGCCACTTATGCCATACGGCTCCGCGATATCGCCCCATGTCTTGCCCGCCTCACGCTGCTTGCACACGTCATCCCAGTCTACTTGTGTCAGTGTGGGCTTGCGCACTAAGCGCGTATCTATGCCATGCTCTTGCGCGTAGCTGTGTAGTCGGTCGCGCGATACATGATACTTCGCGGCTATGTCAGCCCATTTCATGCCCTCTGTGCGCAGACGCTGTATATCCTCTATGGATGGTAGTGGGTTATAATCTGTGCGCCTCGGTATATCCACGCCCGCCAGCCTTGCATACCTTGCCAGCGCGCCGCCCGTTATGCCGTACAGCTCGCCCACTTGGTCAAGATTCGCGCCTTGCTCGCGCCGCCGCTTGATATCCTCCCAGTCCGCCATGGTGATGTCGTCTATCGCCCGTATCTTTTTCATAGTCTTTCTCCGTAGGTGCAAAAGATGTATAGCTTTTTGTGTTCAAGTATGTACAACATTGTCAGTTCTCCTTGTTCATCTTTGCTCCGCAGGTATCGCAGTACGGCGCTCTGTAATCTTCCCATTCATGTTCTTCGCCACATTCTGAGCAAATCTGTATGCCATCCTCTTCGATCCACCGTCCGCGCCGCACCGGCGCAACATCGGCGGCGGGGATACCGCTGAGTGTGTCTATCAAATCGCCAAACGGTATACCGTACTTATGTGCTATCGCCTTGGCTGCAACAACAGCGCGTATATATGTGCTCATGCGTCCTCCTTAAAATCCTTAAGCCCTGCCAATGCCGCCATAAAGCTATCAAACTCCGCCATATGCCCGACTTTGCGCAGCTCGTCGTTTTTGCAAAAGCTCTGGCGCTTCTTGCCGTCGTGCGCCAGACATTCGTAGTATTCGCAGTCTTTGAGTGCCATGCGAAATATCCCCTTGCCCAAATAAATCATATATCTATCGGGGCCGTTCTTGTAGCCTACTATATCTCCCCTCAAAAATTCTGTCATCGATCTTCCTCCTTTACCGCCTTTGCAGCCATTTCCACTCCCCATTTAAGGGCAGCGACCACGTAACTTTTGTCCTCGATTTTTCCCACTTTGCCATTAGCTTTCCTCCTTCGGCGGCTCGGTCACCAGATGCGCCCAGCGAGTCGCCCAGTCGCCAAACTCATACAGCTCGCAGTGTTCCATATCCGGCCTGCGGATTTTGGACGTTTGGGTCTTACTCCGCACCACCGTGCAGCAATACCCGTTCCCGTCCATCTTATAGCGGTCGAGCCATTTGCACCCGTGGCAGTTCGGTTTCTCCATTAGCCCATCTCCCCCTCCTTCGGCGGCTCTGGCAGGGGCATCCACGCAATTACAGGGTTAGCGTGCATCCACATTCCGTCGCCAGTAAAGTACATATGTCCCAGCATGTCCATGTCCGTGTCACCCGCATCATAGTAGTACCACCACTCCGGCAGCAAAATTCTTTGGCGTATTTCGCCCCTAAATACCTGCCCGTCCCGTAGCAGTATGATTACGGGCTCTTTTTCCTCCGGCAGCCGTTCTCTAACGCTTATCCAATCCATTTCTCATTCCTCCGTTTCGTCACAATACCGCGCACCTGCGGTTTCCAAAGCTTCGCAGTTTTCATCATACACGCCCGCAGGGGCTTTGAAATCGCGGCACATTATATATGTGTGTACCGTGATAAAATCCAGCAAAGAGCCACAATAATCGCAGTACATGCTCTTCGCCTTGCCCCGTGATTCCGCTGCAACATATAGCTCTATACCCCACAAATCGTCCGTGCAAAAATATAAATTCATGCCTTCTTTTCCTCCTTCGGCGGCTCTGGCATTGGCATCCATGCAATGACGGGATTGCTTTTGCACCAGCTGCCACCCCACTCTTTCACATAGTACAAATGCCCCAGCATGTCCATATCCGTGTCACCCGCGTCATAGTAGTACCACCACTCCGGCAGCAGAATCCTTTCACGTATTTCGCCCCTAAATACTTGTCCATCTTGCAGCAGTATAATTACTGGCTCTTTTTCTTCAGGCAGCCGTTCCTTAACGCTTATCCATTCCATTCTTTAATCCTCCTCACAATACCGCACTCCTGCGGCTTCCAAAGCTTCACAATTTTCATCGTACACGCCCGCCGGAGCTTCAAAGTCGCGGCGCATTATGTATGTGTGTACCATGATAAAATCCAGCAAAGAGCCACAATAATCGCAGTACATGCTCTTCGCCTTGCCCCGTGATTCCGCTGCAACGTACAGCCCCGAATCATGCGAATCGTCCGTGCAAAAATATAAATTCATGCCTTCGTTCCCTCCTTTGGCTTTTATACTCCCTTATACGGGCATTCGCCCTCTGTGCTTCCGACCACGCCGCACCGTGTCAATGCCCTGCGGCGGCCGCATTTTCGCACCTCCTTGCCCTCCAGCTCGCAGAAGGGGCAAGGATTTGAAAAATCGTCTATCACCAGTGATTCAAAGTCCTCGCGCGGGCAGATATAAAACTCCTTGTCTATCCGCGCCGAGGTCTTAGGTACGGCGATAATCTCATAAAATCCCGCTTGTCGCTGCAAGGCCGTCACTTGCTCCGCGTCCCGCCCCTGCAAGAGGTGCTGTGATATCGTGGTGGCCGCGCCCATCATCAGCTTTGCTGCGTCCTCGTCCTCTTGGTGTAGCCTCCCAGTCTTGACCAGCACATCACCAAAGCCAATCACCGAAGCAAGGGTGATGATAAGCTCCTTCAGATCCTTGTTGATGTATGCTCCCATAGATACTCCTTTACGGTCTAAATTCTACGTCCGGCAAAATTTCCGTGTGAAAATACAGCTTGTAGTGGTACGGGTCTGTATGTGTACCCGTGATGTCTTCCACGACATATATGGTGTAGTCATTAAGATATACATAGTTCTTTTTGTATTGATTGGGGCCTATCTTGCACGTTACTACCAGTTCGTTGGTTGAGTTGTTGGATATGCTCATGTAGCCTTCGGCCTCAAGGATTATGTTGTCCGTGCGGGCATTATATACCGTAATACGCCGCTCGGATTCAAAATAATCCGCCTGTTTTGATATGTTCGCGTTGACCTTATCCGCTTCGGTGCATCCGCACATTACCATCAGCACTAATGCCATAAGACATGCCGCTATAACCCTTTTTGTTGCTTCACTTTTCATTTTTTAGATACTCCTTTATCACTTTTATTGCTTCTTCCGCGCCCCTGCAAACAACGGCCTTATAGCCTTGCCCCGCAAGCGCGGTTATCCAGCTTTTTTGCGTCTCGCTCACCGTGCCGCCTTTTTGCCGCTTTAGCTCAATGTATAGCCCGTGATACCCGTTACGCGCCACGGGCAAGCACATATCCGGCACGCCTGACTTAACACCCTGCGCTTTCAGCGCAATCGCGGTCTTGATTGCCCGCTTGCCGCCGTTGGGTATGGCGTACAGCAGCCCCAGTTCTGGGTGGGCGGCGGTCTCCATTGCCGCCCATTGAAAGATTATCCGCTGCTCCGCGTCCTCAAGCGGCACGGTTGGCGGGGTGTATGTGCGCTTCATAAATTCCTCCATGCCGCAGACCGGTCGACATTCGACGCGCGGCTGTCCGCCTGATAAATCGGCAACACCTCGCCGTCTATCCGCATCCGGACAAATGCGCCTTCGGCTTGCATGCGCCGATACGCCTTGTAAAGCTCGGGGTAGCTTTTCGCCGCGCGCAAAACTTTCGTTGCGCCATTGGTTATCTGGATAATTTCAAGTGTCGGCATGGTTTGCCCTCCAATTTTTGGCCTTGTCGCGGCTGACGTTAAGGCAATATTCGCCCGCTTGCTCCATGATTCTGCCGCCCGTAGCCTCGTCAATGTCGCATATCTCGCTGACCGTCCGCTCGCTGGATATGATTGTCACCTTGTCGCCCGCGTTGTAGCGGCAGTTGATGATTTCATACGCCAGTCGTATATCCGCCGATGTAGGCTGACTGTTAACCCCCGTGGGCTTGAAAAGGTCATCTATGTATAGCACATCGACCGATTTCAGCGGCCATATTAGGTTTTCATAGTCTATGTCATTAACACAGGCTTTAAGCTTCGCGGCCTCGCTTGTCCACAGCATATAGCGGGTGCTTTTGCCGCGATTGATAAGGCTTGTTGCCAACGCCGTGCATATGTGCGTTTTCCCTGCGCCGCTCTGCCCGCCGATAAAAAACACTTTGCCGCCGGATTTGGCGAATGTTACGGCGCGGTCTTTGATGTACATTTGCCACGCCTCCTTAGCTTGGTAGCTGTCAAAGGTGCAACGCTCTGCCAAGTCTGCCAGCCCCGAGGCTTTAAGCAGCCACTTCGACCGCCTAATCGCCATGCATACGCATTCGCGTGACCCCGTGGTGTAGCTTGGGTATCCCAGCTGCTCGGTAGTGTCTATGACGTACTCGACAAAACCCTTGTTGCGACAGGCTGGACAGTCATAGCCCGTAAGTCTGCCCTCCTGCGCATTTACCCTGTCGGCCATTTTCTGCGCCCGCGCAAGCTTTTCTTCTGCTGTCATCTCTGATAAGGGCTTGTGCTGTGCCTTACAGCCAAGTTCCGTATCGAGGAGTTTCTTCCGCATTTCGCTGCGGGCTGCTTCCTTGTTTTGCTCCATTGCTCCGTCCTTTCTCCGCATCTGCTCGCGCCCAATTTTTGATGGTCGCATAATGCGACTTGTATGCTTTGCCCGTGCTTGCGATATAGGATGATAGCCGTTCTATGCGGTCAAGATAGTCTGCATACTCTGCCTTTAGCTTTTCAAGCTCGTCATCCGTAAGCAACACGTTTTTATATTCGCCGTATTTATGCTTGCGAGGGCTGCCATCCTCAAGGGGGGCAATATCTCCGTTAGGAGATATAGGGGGTATATTATTTCTATTTCTACTTCCTATTCCTCTTAGCGCACCCTCCGGCGGGACTTGTCTGGGATTCGTCGGCGATTCGTCGGCGACTTGTCTGGGATTCGTCGGCGATTCGTCGGCGACTTCAATTTTTTCAGGCGGCGCGGGGAATTTTGAGGGCTTGGGTTTATCCAATGTTTGCCAATCCATCCAGCTATCAAGGCTGTAATACTGCTTTCCGTCAATCGTGGAGTAGTACGTCACGGACAAGTGCTGACCTATCTCCGATAGGGCTTTCTCTATGTCGATGAGCCGTATTCCATCTTCATAAGGGAACAAAGTCGACTTGATGTATGCTGGTGATGCTTTGCCTCGTCCCTCGTCGTCTGCCTGTGATATTAGCCCGACGAAAATTAGGCGTGCGAGGAAGGAGCAACGGGAGAAATCTTCGCTCTGCCACATGGCAGGGTCTATCATTCTGCGCCGTGCCATATGCCCTCCTTAAAACGGCAAATCGCTGTCCTCGACCTGCTGCCATTCCTCCACGGGTGGCGTTGCGGGTTCGGTCTTGGGTGAAAGGAACTCCACCTCGTTTGCGATTATCTCGGTAACAGTCCGCTTGCTGCCGTCCTTTGCCTCGTAGCTCCGGTTGCGCAACTCGCCCGATATAAATACCTTGCTGCCCTTGTCCAGATAGCGTGCGCACAGCTCAGCCAGCTTTTCCCATGCCTGTACGGTGAAGAAGTCTGCTGTTGTCTTGCCGTCTGCGCCTTTGTAGCGGCGGTCTACTGCCAGCGTAAACGTGCATACGTTTTTGCCGGTGTTGGTCTGTCTTATGTCGGGGGTCTTGGTCAATCGTCCTATCATGCTTACATAATTCACAGGTAATTCCTCCCAAATATCTCTACAAAATCCTCGTCGGGGTATCTAAGCGCGAACGCTCTTTGCCCTATCCGCTGTAACAAGCGGTTGTTGTCGATGTTAAAATGCACCCCGTCAGGCGGCTCATTGTGTAGGTCATGCCGTAACCATACCCATAGGCCGTATTTCGCGCTGTTGCGGCGGTTGGCTCCGCCGTAGATATGGTGGCGTTCAAGCCCTTCTAATGTCCCGCTCAGAAAACACTCCTTTTCATCTTGCAGGATGCTCGGCGCGTCCTTATACCTTCTTGCCATTGTCACCCTCCCATCTGTCCACCAGCCCCGCCAATTCGGCAGGAGTTAGAGTGTCTATGCCCAGTTGCTTGCAATCCTGCACCACAAGGTCTATCAAGGCCGCCATCTGCTTGCGGTTGTATGTGCTGCTGCCGTAGTACGCGCGGAGTATCACGCTGCCGCCCGTATCCTCGTCCACATCGTCCACAAACCACCCAAGACCGTACTGCTCCCACACCCGCTTGAACGCGGGGACGGCGGCGGCATTGATTACGATTAGCTGAGATACGCCCAACTGCTTGACCGTGTTGCGGTATATATCGGTGCTGCTAATCCCTGTCGCGTCCGCCAGTTTGCCCACCAGCACCCACATATAGGCGTTTGCCGATAGGCTACGCTTGGGCTTATAGGGCTTTATGGTCAAGTCAAGTTCGCCTTGTGGTATATCTTCGGGGCGGTCGATGTCGAACGACACCGACCACTTCCCCGTGGTAAAATCACGTGATATCTTGCAATTACGCGCCCGCATTGTCCGCTCCCTTCTGCGCCATCAGCACGGCGACTTCCGCAAGCTGCTCGTTGGTAAGGTCTTTTAGCACCTTGCCGAATCGCTTATTGCATGCTGCATCTATAAGCCTTGCGTTAAGGCCGCTTGCGGCTATGGCCTTTAGGTAGTGCGCCCGCTCAGGGTCAGGCTTGGCTTCGGGAGTAGGCGCGGTGTATTTTGTCCTGTCCTTGTACCAGTACACATCGGCGCCCATGCCCAGCATCTTACAAGCGACCGATATAGCGTCCGTCAGTGCCATCTTGTAGCACTCGTCACTCGTGTATAATCCTTTCTGCTCAGCGGCTACAAACTTGCTGCCGCCCGTGGCCTGTATGCCTTCGCTCCATTCACCCTCCCACATAAAGTAAAAAGTGATGTTGCAGAAGGCGGCCGCTTCATTTTCTCCGCGCTCCGTCCATTGCTTGTCAATGGTGTATTTCCAGCCAATCCCGCACGGGCCGAAACGCTCGGTTAGCGTTTTTATACGCCACATGGGGCTTATATCCGTCATGCCGTTAAGTCGCCCGCCCTTTATGGTTTTCTGCGCTGTCTCAGGGACGGCGCGGAAGGCTTCATATAGCTCCAAATTATTCATTGTCTGTCTCCTTCCCAATTCTCCGTGGGTGTTGGTTCGGGGTACTCGGGGCATTCGCCCTCCTGCATCAGCCACCATTCCATCACTTCACCTGCATACTCTTTCTTTCCGCAATTTCTGCGCACGGGCATTCCGCGCCGCCCGCTATGTAATTTTTCACGCCCGTCTTATCTATGGTGTAGGCCACTTTAAGCAGGGCGGGCGCATAATCCTTTGCCCATGCCTTAAATACCGCCTCATCCGGTATCTCCACGGCCTTGGATTTGCGATAGCTGATAGCCACGCGGGGGCTTTCAAACTTCGCGCCGTCAAGCGCGTGGTCAAGATATGCCACCAGCTTCGCCGACTTACTTTCAAGCTTGCGCCGCCTTTCGGCAAGTGCCTTTTCTTCTTCGCGGATTGCGGCGGCTTCCGCGTCAAGGTTCTTTACCCAGCAGCCGACATTCTCGATTTTCCTGTCCCGCTCCATTGCCAGCGCGTCAAAGCGTTCAGCGTCCTCGATTTCGCCGTCCTCGGTGATAAGGGCTTGTATCTCCTTATCGATTTCATACAATGTCATTTCTCCGCTTCCTCCTTTAGCTTGATTATCTGTGCTTTTAAGACTGCATTCTCCGCCCACAGCTCCGTCCGCGTTTTACCGGGGTTCATCACGCAGTCCATAATCATTTGCATGATGGTGTTTTGCATCGTGCGCCCCTTCTGGGCTTGTTGCAACTGCGTGTACAGCTCGTTTGATACCCTCAGCGTGATTTTATGCGGCCTGTCCGCCGCCTCGTGTCTGCGGGGCTGTTTGGCGGTTATTTCGGGGTGCGCTGCTTGCCATGCCTTGATGATGGGTCTATACAGCGTCACGCCTGTTTCATCAGGCTTCTTGGCCTTGCTGTAATTGCTTTTGTCAAACTTCGGGCAAACCTCCTGCCCGAGTCTCACCAATCCTTTAGCCCCGCCCGCGACTTTTTCATACGCTACAAAAGGTACTGCTTGACCGTAGGGCAGTCGGCGTGATATACTTTGTGTAGCAGCTTCGGCTGCGGCTTTATCTGGCTCGCTGATGTTAACTCCCTCGGTGGGCCTTTTCTTTGCTTCCATGTTATCCTCCTTAACTTGATTTTCACGCCCTGCGGCGGCTGTTTTTGCCCGATTGCGGGGCTTTTTTAACTTGCTTGCGGCAGATGTCAAAAGCAATCGCCAGCAGTATAGCCTCGCCAGCTACCATGTACACCCATAATGCGATATACCATACGTTCATCTTTTCTTACGCCTTTCTGCGTCTATGTGTGCTGACCGCACCCAATACGCTTCTTTTTGCCCGCGCAGCTTGTCCTTTCTTCTGTCCGCCACGGCGCGGGCGATAAATTCAGCCCTTGTCAGCTTCTTCATGTGCATGTGCCCT